ACAGCAAAGTACAGGAAGCAAAGTGGACCAATACCAGATCGGACTATCAAAGGCTTGAAACTGCTGTACAAAATGATGGCATTAATGGCTTCATCGATACAGCATTTAACGCAGATAATCCTAATAGTATTGCTGCAGAGCATGGTATACCATACGCTGTTGACTTCGTTAAAAATGCAATTAAAAATGGTGCTCTCAACCGTGACCAATTAAACACCTTATATGGTAAATCTTTTGGGCCTGGTATCCCCACAATTTGGGAAGATGTAAATAAAAACACAGCCAGAGGGAGAGAATATCTTGCACTCTATAATAATCAAGTAACTAGGGAACAGCAACAACATGAGAACCTAAATAATGAAAGGCACTTGAAGACTGAAGACTTTCTTCTCAACCTTGAACAAAACTTGAAAGATCCACAACAAGCAAGGTATTTACTTGAGTCTATGAATCATAATAATTCTAAACTTAATAAAGTTGCACAAGGCATGAATCAAGATCAAGTAAGGAGACTAACCAACCTGCTAGGAAAAACATCTGGTGTAATTCCTATGGATAATGTAAATTCCCAGGCTTACGCTGTACAGGAAAAGTTGTTCAATCAAACGTTTGTTAATTCATCAGTTGAAGGAACAGTAATGGATAACTTGACTGAAACAAAACAGTTAACTAATACATTTAAACAAGCAGATCTAAATAAAGCTAAAGGAGCCTTCAGGAATTGGTTAACACAAGAAGTAGCAACATCTGGTCTTGATAATCCGCAAGATATAATGAATCACATAAACAATATTATTGGTGATGATGATCATAAAAGTTACCAACGTTTGAAAAAGATGTTAGCGATGAAGACAGTAGATGAGGATGGTAATCCTTTGAAGGAGCCTATATTCACATATCTAGAAAAACACGGTGTAGGTAATGCACCTCAAGAAACTGGAGTAGAACAATATGGACGCCTAACTGGCACAGCATATGGTAAACCTTTAGATCTATCAGAAGTATATCAAACACCTGAAATCAACTCTGGTATGAAACCTTTACTGATGAGACTCAAACAAGGTAAAAAGAATGGCTTAAACTTACAGCATATACTAGCTAATCACATGACACCATTTATTACAGAAAGACTTAAGAAAGGCGGTCTAAGTGTAGGGATGATAGTCAACGAAGCAATTGAACACGGTGATTACAAAGTGGATTTCCAACCATTAGACACGAATGTATTCCAAGATGCACAGGAGCTACAAAAAATTGAACAAAGCATACCAAACTTCTCAAAGATGTCACCAGCATTACAGAGTAGGTTAGGTCAGCAAATAGATAGCGGTCAGGGATTCCCACTTAATGCAGCAGCATCTATCACTTCAGGTGGTCTTGTTAACCCTACACCACAAGTTAATTTAGATGAAAATAGAGGTGGTTATGCTGCAGATACAGGATTGGATATACATGGACCTGAAGGCACACCTATAGTTTCTATGTTACCTGGCACACTTATTTATGCAGAAAAAGGTCATTCAGCTCAAATGGGGCAAAGTTCTAGTTCAGAAGGCTATACTGATCAACATAGTGTTTTAATAAAACTAGATAAACCATTCACTCATAACGGTAAGAGAATTAACTATGCATGGTACACACATTTACGAGATTTAGATCCATCTATAGCTAATAAAACTGGCATTAAGGTTAAGGCTGGTCAAAATCTAGGTGGTATGGGTATAGCTAATGGGGTATCACATCTACATTTAGGTTTAGTAGGTGATAGAGGACAAACAGTTTATTTGAATCACAAAGAGGTTAGAGAAGTACTAGCTAGAGGTAATAACTAATGGAACAAACACCTCAAGATACATTCGCTGCACTAGCAGCGCTAGAGGAAGAAGAGAGACGAAGACAGGAAGCTGAGTTAGCTAATCTACAACCATCAACAGTAGGTAACCAAGGACCAGACTTTATACCTGGTGAAGCGGAAAGGGCTATAGCTTTGAGAGAAGCAGCAGGAGAAGCAGCAGGACCACCTCCTCCTGAATACACACCATTCCGTGAGTTTACAGGAGATAAATACGAAGAAACAGAAGATGGTAGAGGTAGGGAAACTGATGACTATATTCGTTATAAGAGAGCTGAAGAGCAAGTAAAGGGGTTTAATGAGAATCCTGTTGTTCAAACCTTACAAGGCGGAGCTGATATTGCTAAGTCTATTGTACAAGGTACGGGTGACACACTATTTGGTGCGATTAAAGGTCTTGGATGGCTATCTGGCACTGCGCAATCAGGATGGGATGAAGCTGCTGGTGGTCCAAAAGGACCTAGCTTTATCCAGCAAGGAACAGCCGCAGTAGATGACTACTGGCATCAAGTTAACCCACAGTCTGATAATGGAGCACACCATGCAATAAGGAAGATGTGGGGAGTCATTGGACCCTCAGTCATGATTCCAGCTGCTACTATACCTAGACTAGCTGCTCTACCTTTTGCAGCTAAAATACCTGGAGCAGCTAAAACAACAGCTGCTTTCGCTGCTACAATGGGTATTGATGCAGCAGTATTTAATAGCTCAACATCTTCATATGATGAGAACGCAGCTAAGTCACTGAATGATATGTTCGGTTGGAACTTACCTGGTGCTACACCAGAAGGTGCTGGATCTGATGAAAAGTGGAAGTATAATCAGATGGAGAACTTAGGATTCTCTGCTGCAGGTGGTCTTATACAAGGCGTTGCTGCGTTAAACACCTGGAGAAAAGTACGTCCTAAGAAGAATATGTTTGAAGCTTCGTGGGTTCATAAATGGGACACACAAAGACATAAACTACCTACTGACGGTGTACCAACAACAGGAACACAAGTTGAATGGGATCCTGCTGTTGTATTAGTACCTAAGACAACTGAATCAGCTGAAGGTCTGGTAAGGAATGCTGATCAAATTGCACAGCAAACTACAAGTCCTGCTATTAAAGAAATAGATGATCAGATTGAAAGAGTACTTAATCTTGAACCTGAAGCTCTACCGCCAGGACGCAAGGAAGAGATGCTTTCTGAACTTGCAGAAGTCAAGCAGGGTATTGAAGTAGATGAAATGGCCTTCGATCCATTGACTCGTAACATCAACGAAGCTGCTAATGCTAGAGCTAATGCTTTAGCTGATGAAGCAGCTGAGCGTATACAAACTAACCAAGGTGAATATGATCCAATCATTCATGATCCTGCACCTCTAGATCAAAAAGCAGTATCCTTTAACGGTCCAGCTGACCCATTAGGAGCTGTTGTAGATACTGTTAGGATTCAAGAGAACCTTGGTACAATCAAAGGGCAAGCTAGAGCTGTCTTACCTACTAAAGGTATGAGAGCACTACTTAATGCTGATGGTGGTACTAGAGGAGCGATACTAGAAGAAATCGTTCAAGCTGTTGAACCTAGTAGAGAAATGACAGCTATCATTGAAGGAGGTAGATGGAAGATTGATTCACCTAAATTCATTGAAGGTGCGAACAAGAAAGTATCACAGATAGTAGGAGAAGATCCTAAAGAGTTTGCTGACGCATTAAACAGACTAAAGAAACAAGGTCAGTTAGGAGTTAAAACCGTATCTGACGAAGAGTTCATTGAATGGTCACTAGCAGCACAAACAATATTCAGAGACTTTGATCCTGATAAACTGAGAGCTGCAGCTTTAGTCACTCAACAAGCAGCTGACGGTGCAACTAATGCAGCTTGGGCCGCTAACGTACTGGACGGAGTTACAGATACCACAAGACAACTGTCTAATATGTACGACAATTTAGGTGTTGTCTTGAGAGAAACAAATACTATACGCAGTCTTTGGGGGTATAAAGGTCAGTTGCTAGACATGGCAAAGGATGGAAGAAAGCTTGATCCAGAATCTTTAGCTAAATTAGCTGATGATGTTGATAACATACATGCGACATCACAGATGAAAGCTACTCAATTCGTTGAAGAGATGAAACGGGTTGCAGCAGAAGAACCTGAATATCTTAAAGCTTTTACGAAGGCTTATGATTTCACTGGTGGTAATGTTGACGATATAACTAAATTAAACGAATGGGCAGCTAAAAAGGTAAGCTGGACTAAAGCAATCGTAGACTTAGATCCAACGACACCCAGCCTATGGGCACAGGGGGTACGTGGTATCATGTATAACTCCATGTTAAATGGCCTAGCACCGCTAAGAGCTTTAACTGGTAACGCAATGCTTACTATAGGTAAACCTGTTTCAATACTAGCTGGATCAGCTTTCCAAGCTGTGGGAGATGTTGTCACTACTGGTGGATTTGTATCTAGCAATGCACAATTAAAGCGTGCCTTATACACGTATGGAGGTGTTGTTGAAAACTTCCAACGTGCTTGGGGACATGCAATGAAGGAGTGGGACTTCGTAGTTAAGAACCCAGAACAAGCTATGCAAAGAGGACGTCACGACGTTCAGTTTGCTGCTTCTGATTCTTTTGAAGTGTTAGAAGATATGGCAGAAGGGTGGTATAATGACGGTAAGTTTGGGCAATTATTCCTGCTTAATATGGCAAGAGGAATGTCCTTCTACAATAATCTAGGTATCAGTAGATGGGGTGTTAATTTACTACACACTATTGATGGGTTTACAAACTCAATGATGGCTAGTGGGTTCGCTAGAGCTAGAGCTTATGATGAGCTATTTGAAGCTAATGGTGGTGTAACTATCGGTAAAGGATTCCAACAGGCATTCGCTAAGAGGCAGGAAGAGTTATACTCTACTGCTTTCGATAGTACAGGTTTAGTTACAGACAAAGCAGTTAAACATGCAGCAGAAGAGATAGCTTTAAACTTAGATAATGATGCTATTAAACTGTTAAATAAAGTTATGGATACAGTGCCAGCACTTAAACCGCTATTCATGTTCCCTAGAACTGGTCTTAACGGTTTAACCATGGCTTGGTCCTACAACCCACTAAGTGGTTTAGGTTTAGCTATAGGTAAAGCACGTAGAACATTTGAGGCTATAACACCTGCTATGAAAGATGCAGTGTTACGTGAACATGGTATTACTGAATTCAGTGAAGTAGCTTATCAAGCTTTAAAGAATGAATACCGTGGTAGACAGTTGATGGGAGCTGGTGTAGTTATGGCTGCAGGAATGTTTGCAGTTAACGGTAACCTAACTGGTAATGGTTCACACGATGCTAATGAAAAGAAAGATATGATGAGATTAGGCTGGAAGCCATTAAGTATTCGTATCAATGGAACTTGGCATAGTTATCAAGGCATGGAACCTTATCAACAGCTACTTGCATTAGTCGCTGATACAGTATATCAAGCAGAAAGAGTAGACTCTGCAATCTCTGAAGATAGGTTCAGGAAGATTGGTTATGCAATTACCATGAATGTAACTAATCAAACATTCCTTAGTGGTCTATCGCCTCTTGCAAACCTATTTAAACTGAATAATGAAGGAGCTTGGGAAAGATTCGCTGCACAAGTCGCTAACCCATTACTACCACAAGCTGGTGTAAGGAGTATACTTAGTAAAGCAATCACACCTCAACTTAAAGATGTAGAGACTGATTTCTGGAGTTATATGAAGAACTATAATAGGTTCTTATTCAGTGGTAACGAGGGTCTGAAGGATCAATTAGATATCTTCACAGGCGATCGTATCAACTATACTGACCCTATGACCTCAGCTATTAATTCAGTACTACCTTTCTTTAAAAGTAATGGTGGTACAGAACCTTGGAGGCA